TCAAAAAGATGGCAGTTACGTATAGATTAAATGTTTTTACTGGACGGACGCCAAAGTAAAATTCAACTGCATACTCAGTTTTCATAAAAAAATATAATTTTTTATTATTTATGAGATCGGCACCTCAATGCTAGTAAGTCTAGCAGCATATTGTAGAGCGTAATTAGTACGATTACCATGTATACCCCAGCCAAGCCAGTAATATGCCTTTCCCATATAGAAGCCAATGCTTTGACCCCCGGTTTTAAAGGAGGGCTCGACCCCTCTCCACTGTCTTTCAGTAAAGAGGAATGAAACTTGAGCTTCAGTTGTTGATGGGTCAAGCCCAATTCGGGCGGCGTGTCTTCCAAGACCATGGTATCTATCTGAACTTGTCCATTGAATGAGCCCATAGCCACCACTGCGGCAGCCGTGATAAGACACCCTAGCACCCCCTTCGCAAATGTTCGCATTAAATTTCGACTCTTGTTTAATGTTACCCATAACTGTAGCTATGGCATTTCGATCTTCAATTCCACGTTCTTGTAATGCGGTAAGAACTTTTTTTTCTGTGAAAGAAGCTGTGGGTAATGCCCACTGTGTTTCCATCTTAACGACAGGTTTTTCTGGAACAGATGGCTTTTCTTGATCAATTTTTACAGTAGTATCAATTGGTATTGCTTGAGACAATTGAGAAGTTAACAAAGTCATTGCTGTTACAGCAAAAGATGTAATAAGTTTCAAATTAGTTAATAGAATTCAACATAGGTTTGAGGCGATATCGCCTCTACCTCACACATACTCAAAAATTAAGAGCACATAAATAGTAGCATAGACAAAAACTAAAGTCAATACTGTACCACTCACATAAGTGTCTACTATGTTAGTTTCCTATAAAGATATAAAAAACTTAGACGATTGTATAAGGTATTTAGAAAACAAAATTAAGTCCTATCAAACTCATAAAAGTTGTCCCCTTCAAGACCCCAAATTTGTTTCCCAGATTTTAAATCAAAGCCCTGATCTTTGACGTGGTAATAGTTTTCACCTAGATAAGCTTCGTTGATATAGCGCATACCACGGTGAATAAAATTAGATTTAGTCACAAAACACCCATTTTGGACAAAGAATTCAATGTCATGAATAGGATTTTTTAGTACTACACGACCATCGTTATCGTGAATAGTTGCTTCAAAATATCTGTATGGATTTCGTTGTCTCCTATACCTGTAAGAACAGAGATATCTATCAACATCAAATTCATGAATAACATGAACATATGCCTGCCCTTGTGGATTGCTGTAAGCTTGGCGTTCGTTGTTCCAGAAGCCCTGGAACCTTTCCATAAAATAAGGTAATAACATACTAAGAATTCCAAAGATCACCTTCAGCAATGCGTCGGCGGGATAGTCCTGCCTCTACGCTAGTGCCTGGGTTACGGTATAAGTATAGCGCATCGGGGACTTTATTCCACTCTTTCTCCCTTAAAACACGAGAGATTGTGCTGAAATCGGGACTTCCATAGAAGCTTGCCCCCAGATTGTATGCGAAACTAAGCAGGGCACCGTGCTGATTGTCGTTCATCTCATCCCAGAATGGGATTGTTTTTTCTAATGTCGCAAGATAATTGTACTTTAGTTGTTGATTCAATAATATCTCTGCCTTCTCGCGAGTGATCTTATCACCCAACTCAAAAGGAGACCCATCAATATCCTTGGTAGATCCATAACCTATGGTGTATGGTAGACCACCTGATAGAGGATCTGGGTAGGCGTGGATCATTCCATCCCCAGCTAGTTGATGTAATCCCTCAAACTCTTTAATAAGCTCCACGCCAGCCTGTGGGAGCTTACCTAGCCCACTCTGTTTCTTCTCTACAGAAGCATAAAAGATACGACCCCAACCAGTGCGAGGACCATCAACAGTCCACCTAGCCTCTAGTACGTGCCTCTCATAGATAGCAGAGCGTCCGTTGTATACAGAACTAGTGTAGCCATCGTAAAGGTCTCCATAGGGGTCGTGAACGATATACTGACCCTTTGCGTTCTTTCCTATGAGAACGATCATATGACCGCCTGTGGGTGCTGATAGGGTGCCTCTATGAAGAATGCCTAGCACAACAGGTCTTTTTTCTTCTAACTCCTTATCTAGATCATCAAAGGATAGATTATATTTGAATTCAGAATCAACCCCATAGTCTTTTAATACTTTGGTTTGTACTGAGTGATCTGTTGTATCTCCAACAGCAAATACCTTACGGATATAATCATCATCACCTTTAGGACCCAGTAGAGTACCTGGGCGAAAATACTCCAGAGTCATAGCACAGCAAGATGAGTTACACGTTCTATCTGGTTCAGTGTAGTTATCTGTCTGTGGATAATAAGGAACAGGTAGAAGTAAGTCAGCAGGCTCTGGTTTTGGCTCTGGCTTATTGCGATATGTTTCTACCCATTCAGCATAATCTTCAAGTAGTTCTGGTGCTACCTTTTCCAAAGCAGCTTCCAGTTCAGTAACAGCTTCTCTATGGTGAGAAAGCTTATCGTCATAATACTTAAAGAAATTTGCTAGTTCTATTTTCATAATATATCCGAGACGGTTTATTTATACTGCCCACGTGACGATAGCATATCTAATACCACTTGTTATCTCCTCAATTTTATGAGGGAACATATAATTAGCTGGAAATATACAAATATCACCAACATTCAAATTAGTAATGTACTTATCATAACAGTGACGCAAGGCTCCACCTTCATAGTCTTCATTCAATTGAATGATAAGAGTAATTTCTCTATTATACTCTGAGTACTGATCGGTATGGTAGTCATATTTTCCTCCAGGAGTATACCTTAGACAATTATATCCTGCATCCATAGAGACCTTAAAATCATTAAACTCTCTACAAAAATCACGCAGCGCTTTACTAACATACATATTGATTGTCGAGTCAATAGAATCATCGGGAGTTAAATGTAAATCATCACATAATCTACCTATATCTGTACAAGTTTTACCAGAAGAAACTTCAGCCCTTTTCCATCTGCTTGAGTATTCATCACTAGTTATAACATCCACAATTTCTCCACAAACTTTACGTGGAACCATACTCCTATAAACTTTAATATAGTCACTCAAATTACCAGTTTTGTTTTGAAATTGACTTTCACATTCTCCACCTAGGAAAACATAATGGTGAAATGTTTGAATATACTCCTCCCCACAGTACTCCTCTCTCCAATGAACGGCATTGGGTCCGTCATATATAACTGCGTCACCTGGCTCTAGATCAATTGATACCTCTTTCCCATCTTTATTTTCGATATAAAATTTAGATTCAGCATCTCCATCTAGGTGGATGCTTACAGATACTTCACACGCATCTTTATCAGTATGTTTCTCTAAATTAGATTTATTTTTATAAATTCTACTATAAGTATATGTTGGTAATAATTTTGGACCACCAATACAATCATTTAAGAACGCAACTTTTTCGGAAGCAATGGCAGAAATTTCAGTAAAATTATAGTATCCACGTCTATTAGGTTGAGCTTCATCAACCCCCTCCTTACTATTCCTCATAGAATTAGCTAGCTGAAGTGCTGTTTCACGTGACAAGTATCCTCTAACAACTTTATAAGTGTCACCGATAACTTCTTGTAATTTTGACATTAATCTTCCCAGTAGTGCTTTTTAAAATAGCGTCCAAGTATATTATCATTATAGTACATTGGGCTTCCATTGTCCATCTTTTCTCGTAAGACATTGTACTTGAAGAGTGCTTCTGTCTCCGCATAGTTTGTCTTACCAACGGTCTTATGTAAAGACAATATTTTTCTGTTGAAGTTCTCTTTACCAAACTCCTTCGCATCAGCTTTTAACTGGTCGTTAGAACCATAATATTTCTTCCAATCACTTTCAGAAGTTACTCTACGCTTACCACCTTTTGGCTTTCGCTTCTGAACGAAGTACTTGCGCCCAATGTATTTTCTACCAGTGAGCTTATTCTCAATAAGGTATAGGAACCCATAAGAATCTTTTATCTTTTCAGTAGTAAAAGGACGACCCTTATACATCCAGGGGTTCTCGTAATCTACCATTAAAGATGTTTATTGCTACTTTATATATTACCCTTCCGAAACCTCTTCCCAATGATTCGGTTGATGACCACAGGCAGCCAATTGCACCTGGTAATATACCTTTACTTCTTCCCAAGTATTAAGAACAATACTCTTCAATGGAGAATGCCATACTTTATAAGCCATATTATTGAGAGCAATTATCAATTATTTAGTACTTAGAGTGTCTATGAGAGATCAGATATAGCAAATCCTACCTGAGTTGTAAACGTATCACCCAAATCGTTTACAGCTTCATATTGATAGTTAAAAATACTGTCTAATTTTTGTACTGCTAGACTGAGAAGACCTGCAGAAGTGAATCCCGTAGGTGCTGTACTGGGAGTTACAGAAACTGATGTCTCTACTATTGATGTAAAAGCAGCACTAGATGTGGTGTATCCAGCAGCAGGGAAAACATATTCTACTTCAAGATCCCATTGGACTGTAAAACCTGTGGTGTTAGATGTTGTTGGAGTTATACTCAATAAAGTCTTATCGCTATTATTAGCGTACATTTCTATATTTCTTAGGTACTTTATATAGGTACTTAAAGTAACTTATCACCCTTGACAAGGCTGATTCTACACAAAAAAAGACCCCCTGTCAAGTAGGAGGTCTTAATTCACTTATTCAATCTGTTCCACTCAGCTTCTGTTTTACAGTAGCCAGAGTGCTGTATCGTATGTAATGTTTGGATAAGAGTGATGGGGAGTATAAGGACTCCAACCATTATCCAAAGTTCAAAGGGAAGTTTCATTCAGTAGCTTCGGTGTCAGATAGTAAGTAGTCAGCAATAGTATCCAAGTCAGCTGCCGCAATAGACATCTTGGCTTGAACCCATGCTGGTAACTGTAGCATCTTGTCGCCACCAATGTAAGTTTTTATGCGCAAACAAGCATTCTCTGCGGTGGCTATCTGGCGCAGTACCATATATCCTTCTGGATCAGCCTCTAATCCCTGTGCGATGGCTTTAGCTGCCTCTGAGAGGGGCTGAGTGCCCTCTAAGGCATCTAGAATACCAGAGGCGGACTCTACTGTCATTCCTCTGAGGATTAGGTCAATCTCACCGATTGTAGATGCGTGACCTGAACCAAGTAAGTGCTCTGCGATGTCAACATAAATGTCCGCAGATTCGTCATTTTGTTCAGCAATAACTGAACCTTGTAGTGCCAATTCAATAAGTTCTTCCCTAGACATTATTTTAAGTAATACTTCATAAAAGTATTTAGACAATAAAAAAGCTCCCCTATTAAGGGAGCTCGTACATAGTGAACGCAATAGTCTTTCTATACGCTTTAGCTAAAGAATTTGGGGCTGACCCTCGATGGTCTCTATGTGCTGCGCATAAACACCCACAGTTAGGTATAAATGGAACATAGTAATATTCACCTTCTGTGGTATATACAAATTCCCCTCCCCATAGTGAATCCCAGTTGGTATTAAGAAAAATGACAAACGTCCAACACCCCTCAATTCCATCTTGATGAAAGGTATTTTCCATACCAGGATATTGTATATTTGTATTGATACGAACTAGAGATAATTTTCTTTTTAATATTTTTTCTGACATTAATTTTATATTACTGCCAACACGAATAAATGCTAGGTTATCTCCTAGCAAATCATCTTTATATGTAATATTAATATTTTTATAGTGATATGGTTTTGATATCGCTAGTCTTGGTAATATATCAGATGAATCAATTGAATTATTTTTAACAAATAAATTATTGTAGCTGAAATTAAATTCATCATTTATAAGAGTAAAATCAGATATTGATAGCACATCCTCAATTTTATATAAGGACGTGCTTATTTCTTTACACTTCATAAACTAAATCCAGAGAACTGATCTTCTTTCATATCCTGCTTTAATCCCCCAACAATATAGGAGGTAATTTCTGTTTCTTGGGGAGCAACCTGGACACTCTTGGAGTTTAGCCAGTGCTCCGTCCAAGGTAGTGGGTTGTTTTTGGCTGGGATGTCGTAGATGGGTTCTAACCCAATAGCCTTCATACGACGGTTAGCTACCCACTCAACATAGTTAGACAGTAACTTTTCGTTAAGACCAATCATAGATCCATCTTTGAATAGATACTCTGCCCATTCTTTTTCTTGCTGAACAGCAGCACGGAATGTGTTGATGACCCACTCCTTTTCTTCTTTAGCAATCTCCACCATCTCGGGATCATCACCTCTATCCCAATTTTTTAGGATATTCTGGGTGATTACTAGATGTTGTGACTCATCACGTGCAATTAAACTGATGATTTTAGCAGATCCTTCCATCTGCTTTAGCTCACCGAAGGCAAAACTACAAGCAAATGATACATAGAAACGAATACCTTCTAGGATATTAACATTTGCTACAGCACGGTAGAGCTTACGCTTAAGCTCACGGCGTTCTTCCTGGGCACTACCAACTTCCTCGTGTGCCTGCTCATAGACCTTACGGCTGTCGTAGTCGTGAGCAGCATTGATAAAATCATTATATGCAGCAGTAACGGCAGTAGCACGTTCTAGGATACGATCATCCTTAAGGATGGTATCAAATACTTCAGAAGGATCTGAATAGATGTTCTTAATAATATATGTGTAGGAACGTGAATGGATCATCTCCATAAACTCCCACGCTTTCATACAACCTTCTAGTTCAGGTAGGGAGCAGTATGGTGCAAAAGCCATACTGGGACCACGCCCTTGTACTGAGTCTAAGAGGATTTGATATTTTAGATTACTAGTAAATATATGCTTCTGTTCTGGGCGCAACTTATGATAATCGGAACGATCTTTCTGAAGAGAAACCTCTTCTGGCTTCCAAAAGAATCCTAACTGCTGTTGAGTTAGCTTTTCAAAAATTGGATACTTATATGAGTCATACCTCTGAACTCCTAATGGTTGTCCAAAGAACATTGGCTGTTTTTTAGTATCAACTTCGTTAGAATTAAAAACAGTCATTCCTTCGATACTTTGCGTGGTCATACGTTCCTACGAGATTTTTTATTATAGCAGAAATGGGGAGCAGTGTCTATGACACTCTCCCCATAATTATATATCTTTTTAGATTGCGCAGCTGTCGCAGGTGTCTTCGTCAGCATTATCTAAAGTAGCCAGGATATCATC